GGTGTTGCAGCTTTCGAGCAGGTCTTTGACCAGGGCGACGGTCATCGGCTTGTCGAATTCCGGCGCGAAGGCCTCGATCACGATATCCTGCAGCGCGTGGAGCGTGCGGACGGCGCTTTCGAACTTGTATTCGCTCTGGTCCTCGCCCGCGCAGGTGGTGTTGCCCCAGAAGCGGAAGCCGCCGAATTCGCGGATGATCGTGACGATGTCGGCATCGTTGAGGACGCCCGCCTCGGTGCTGGAATCCAGCAGGTCGAAGGCGATGTTGCGGGTGAGCGCGGTGACGCCATCCATCGCCACATTGCTGATCGTCTTGTGCCAGCCCGTCTCTTCATCGATCCGGGCGCGCAGGCCCAGCGCGCGGGCGGTGGCATCGCCCACAAAATCGGGCGACGTGTTGGGCCAGATCAGCGTGAGTTCGCGGGCCGAGAAGGTCTGGCGATAGGCGATGACCGCCGCGTCATCCTCGCCGATGGCGCGGGCATAGGCGCGGCCGCGCAGGCGCTTGGCGGCGATCACGAGCTGGGCGGTGACGGTGGCGGCATCGAGGCCGGGGGCGCCGATGATGCGCGGGCGGACGCCCACCGCGCTCTTGGCCGAGATCAGGGCGGGCATGGCGGCGATGACATTGGCCGAGGTTTCGGCGTCATCCTCGCCCTCGGCCACGCGCAGCACGACCAGCACCGGGGTGACCTGATCGGCGATGGCCTTGAGCGTGGGGAGCAGAGTGCCGCCGGTGCCCGCCTTGCCGATGGCCTCGACAATGTTGGTGACCAGCACCGGGGCGCCGATGGGGAAGGCGACATCGAGCGCGGTACTGGCCGCACCCGCCGCCGCGCTGGCCGTGGCGATGATGCCGATCACGGCCATGGAGGAGGTGGCGAGGCTGCGCGCCCCGCTGGTGGATTCGGTGAGGGTGAGGCCGTGGGGCATGGCGTGTCCTTTGCTTCAGGCGGCGATAGAGAGGGTGACGGGTTTGCCGGTGTCGGCGCGTTGCCCGCTGATCTGGATGGTGAGTTTGCCCCTCGCGGGCGTTCCGAACAGGCGGACGCGGGCGATGGAGAGGCGCGGCTCCCACGCGCGGATGGCGAGGACCGTGGCGGCGCGGATCAGCATGGGGGTGGCCGCATTGATCGGCGCGTCAATGAGGCTGGGGATTAGCGAGCCATAGGTACGGCGCATCACGCGCGAGCCGAGCGGTGTGGTGAGGATATCGACCACCGACTGCGCCAGATGCGCATCGCCCGAGAGGGGCTTTCCTGTGGTGGCGTCCATTCCGTTCATGGGGAAGGACATGACCCGACGCGCGCGCGCGGGGTAGGGGGCGGGGGTGTAACCCGGCGGGTTACGGGGGAGACAGCGCCTCTCCGCCACAAACCTTGCCGACTGGCGGCTTGGGTTGCGGAAACTTGCTGCGTGGGATGGCGGGAAAGTTAGGGGGAGCGGACGTCAAAATTTTCTCGTCTGAGCCAAAAAACACCTGCTCCAAGTCAAATAAATTAGCGATATTACAGTGAGAACCTGACCGTCATATCCACGAAACCAACGAAGGATCATATAATAATTCGCTGCCGCCGCAACGAAAAATACAAGTATAAGTCCAGCGACGATTCGCCGTCGGGTGGTTGGTGTGAGCGGACGCAATTCGAGCATGGAGCTTAATTATCCATTTCGTTGAACGTCCGCAATGTTGTCGTGTCCGGAATGGCGCTTGTAGTCGAAATTTGGTGGGGAGCGGACATCGTTCAATAGGTGTCGTCACGCTTATGATAAGGCCGTAGTCGCCCAATGCGACGCGCAGTCGAATGCGGCAAGCGGGTTTCGAAATGGTGAAGCTCATTGGACGCATACCCATCCCCGAGTTTGGCACCCTGTCTTAGCCAATATCGGTAGCCAGTTAGATCTCTTCGGTTGAAGCATTGCACCGCCAAGTGCTGGGCAGCGCGGGCATTTCCAAGCCGGAATGCTCGATAATACAAGCCTGCGGGTGAGAAGGCGTCTGATCGGGACCCCAAGTCTCCTGGCCATTTACTGGTTTCGCATATCCAGCAAGCCAGTTCTATCATGGCCTCGGTGTCACGCCGCAAAGCTAAATGCCACATGATCGGCACCCACAGGCCGGGTTTATGGTCGTAACGAATTGCCAGAGCCCTGAGGAACAATTGGTCGGAGCGGGCAGAGGCTGTAATTGGCATAGTTGCATGATGGCGGCAGGAATTGATGACCGCAACGGTGTCGTGTCCGGAATGGCGCTTGTAGTCGAAATTTGGTGGGGAGCGGACGTCCTTTATTCATCGGACTCCACATAGGTGTAGCTATTGGTAACAGGTTGATGGGTTAGCACGACCAGAGCCGAATGGATGGGCATTGGTTGCGAATGAGAAAGGATACCATGGACAGCTAAGATGTCTTGCCCCCTTTCATAAACAAAGAAAGGCTCGTCGGAAATTTCGTATCGCAAAAATCTGATCAAATATGCGTGAGAAAAATTACAATTCACCCATTTATAGCTTGGCCCAATAAATTTCTGATAATCGACCTCTACAAATTTAGATTTTTCCAAAGACCTAAGGGCTAATTTTATATTTTTATCAGAAACTTCATTATAGCAACCTCTGCCCAACTCAGTAAAACCTTCATGTGATTTTGGTGAACTCCACCAACTGTCTTTCGAAGGGGATGACCCAACGGAACAGCCCGTCAAAAAGAGAGAAGCAGTGAACAGAATAGATTTCATTCAGCCAGTATGACAGTTACGGTTATAATGACAATGTCCGCAACGTGTCGTGCCCTGAACGGCGCCTTATCGTCGGAATGTGGTGGGAAGCGGTCATTTAGACCGGATGCAAATTCCAACCACCGCCTGTTAAATCAGGCTGGCTGTTGGCAAACTTGTCGTTGAAGCTCGCTTCCCACGGGAATTTTCCATCTCGATCAGGCCAGACGAGTTGCAGACAATCAAAGGTATCACTTCTGTAGAACCAGCGATTCCAGCCCAAATACTCTTTGTAGACCGATTTGGAAACAGGCAGCAGAACTGCATCTGCGTTACCAAAGATACCTTGAATTTTCTTCCCCACCTCATGGCGTTTGCCGGATTCAATATCCCGCCAGACGTCCCACAATATAGAATGAGACACGTCTTTAGCCAGCGAGAACAGGATGATCTCAGGGTAGCCGTGATTGACCGAAAAACCGGTTGTGTATGAAAAATCTGGATGCTCGTCCTTGTTGTCGAATACCCGAGTGTGGAACCAACCATGGTCTTTGATGACGTTCAAAAACTGACGCTCGTCATCGTCGAGCTTTTCTTCTGATAATAGAAGTGCGGTGTCCATGGCGATCTAGTGCCAGAATGACGCCAAAGCCTCAATGGCCGATTTTGGGCGCGAGCCGCTCGTCTCGTTATGGTGGGAAGCGGACGTTGACAAACTGGGCCGAACGGTGATCCTCGCGCCATGTTTCTCTGGCCTCAAACCATTAGTCGGATCACTCGCGCTCTAGTTGCGCTTGGGATTGGAACACTGACCGGGGCCACATTGGCCGTTTTGGTCGTCGAGGGCCGATTCAGTGCGTTGGCTGACATGATTTGGCGTGTTGGATGGATATTGCACGGACGGCCCATGGCGCCGGGCGAAGCTGACGACGGGTGGCTTCTTGAAATTAAAATGAAAATTGCGTTTGAGAGCGCACTATTGATAGCTTTAGTTGGCTCTATGGCGTGGGCTGTTGTGACTTGGCGTGGTCGTCAGAGCTACCGCTCTGCGGCGCTAATCGGATTTATCCTTGCTGCTATAATGGCAGGGATATGGCTCGATGGAGAAGATACGAGCCACGCGATTATCTCAGTCACCCTCATTGGCTTGTCAGGTGCTGTCGCGGGAATTATCAGTCACGCGATTGAGCTGGCACTTAAAAGCTCGTTCCCTCGATAACCTTAAATCGTCCGCAACAGCTCCGCGTTCAGAACGACGTGTTTGCGGCCAATAATCACAAACTGTCTTTATTCCCCGCCAGCGAAATTCTCCTACGGCTTAGGCGGCGGGCGGATCGCTCATTGCTGCGCCGCGCTGGATATTGGGATGACGGTGGCCGGTAAGGCTGATCCCGCCCGCCACCACATCACCATCGGCGGTGATGGTGCCGGTGGCATGGACCGTCTCCGCGTCCAGCGTGATCGTGCTGGCCTTGATCGTCGCGCTGGCGCCGTCGGGCAAGGTGACCGCCAGATGGTGGGCCTCGGGGTCATAGGAGAGCACCGCGCCATCGGCGAAGGCGATCAGCTCGGCCAGCGTATTGGCAGGTGCCGGGTGATTGTCATTGTTGAGGCCCGCCAGCGCCACGCCATTGCCGATCTGGCCATCGGGGCAGAGCAGGACGCATTCCTCGCCCACGGTGGGGGCGGACCAGCGGCGGGTGGCGCCAGCGCGCAGGGCCAGCCAGCGGATGGGCGGGCTCTCGATGGCGCCATCGTCGCTGTCGGGATCGCCAAAGCGGACGCGGCAGCGCGGGGGATCGAGCGTGACGGCGCTGATCACACCGAGGCGGATCAGCGTGGAAAGATCGAGGGGGATATCGTCATCGTCGTAGCGCATCGGTGGGCACTTCGCTCCAGGCGGACAATTTCGTTAATTTGTCCCGTTAATGGTGTGTTGATTATATAAAAATATCATATAGGGGATCTGCCCAGGCATGGCCGATCGAGCCATCGGGATCGCATTTGGCGGTGTCTGCGCTGGGGGGTGTGGGCACCGCCATTTCATTATCCTCATTCACCGATCCCCTTTGCCCAATCATGCGCCGCCTGCGCATAGGCCCAATCGGCGTCGCAGGTCAGCCAGTCGGCGCGGGTGATCCAGACGCGGGAGATGTCCGCCATGATGGCGTCGGGGGAGGGGCTTTCAGGAAGTGCGGGAGGCTCGGCCTGAACGGGGCCGGGGCGATGGGCGGTGTTTTGGCGCAAGCCGTGATCAACAGCATAGGCAGCAAAGCGGCCAGCGCCGCCCTGGACAAGCGTGGTGTGGTTTGTGTCGGCATCATGAGCGTCCTGTTTTGATTGAGCCTTGGCGGCATGTTGGGCGGCCTGCGAGACCTTGCGCTCGGCATCCCACGCGGTTTGGGTCTGGCGCGCGGTATCGGCCCAATGGGCGGCGCGGTGGGCCTGCCAACCGGCCAAGGCCAGCGCGATTATGGCCAGCGCCGCCCAGATGCGTGCCGCGCTGGCGCAGAT